GCGTGCTGAGCTGGTGGTGGTTCCCCTCACTGTGTCCTCAATCAATCCTTGAGACTGCAGAGTATCCGCAAAAGGATGTATTGGCTTTTTCAACTTGTCTATGCCGGCGGCGCTGGCCGACGCCCAAGTCGTCCTGTTGACCTCTGACACAGGCACTCTATTTGTTCCATATTTCTGTGCCACCCCCCTGGTGGCTTCTCCCTCTTCGCTGCCCAAGGCGGTGTCCGTGCTGGCGGCAATACCGGGTATCATGTGATTTGTGTATGGATCCTGCACGCAGCCAAACCAATAGCCCTGTGAAACTTTTCCCTCAACAAAGATCACCATGACCTTGCTGTCTATGTCTGGTGGCACCATCCACATGCCGTAGCTGTGCGGGCTGTCATTGAAATCATATGGTGAGGAGCTTGTGGTTGCATTGGGGCTCTTGGCTCCATAAAATGGCGTGAGATATTTCACATCATACAACATGCTGGTAGGTCCTTCGTCTGTGCCTGACAGGCTGGGTATTAACACTTTCAATCCACCCATCTTGGTCACGTCCACGTTGTCTTTCACTATGGCGATATAGGGGCCAGGATTGATATCTGAGTAAGAGTTATCCCTGTTGCTTCTATTAGGTGTTGATGTGTCTCCGTATGATACCATTATCTATCCCTCACAGTTCCATCAAAGATAGTGCCTAGATCGTCTGGTGCCACTATGTCAATTGGGGCTCTTTCGGCCTCTGCGCTGCTTTCCATTTGTTTTAATGATACCACTGGGCTCATTTCCTTTCCTTGATTATTATATCTCACCAAATCCAAAACCTGTGTAAATTTACCACGATCAAATGTGCTCTCCACCTGCACCACTTTATATAATCCGCTGAAATGAACGTTCTCTAAACTTTGGAAATCCATTACACCTTTCTTCTCATTTATATCTGTGGGAAACCTAAAATCCAAAGTCACAAATGCCTCTGCCTCGTCATAATTGAAACAGCCTTTTTTTTCATCCCACTGCTTGCCTTTGAATTCACTCTGTTCTGTCACAACTGGTTTTCCTGTGTTCTCTGGTTTAATTACGGTTTTTATAGGCAGGGCAAAATCCTGTCCTATAAACGCTGGATCTCCCAGTATCGTCATCTGCACGTTGACCATGTCTCCCTTGGGATTGGTTAGATAATCATAGAATTCATCCACCTGCGTCCTGCTGGCTCCATCTGCTGTGGCTCCGTCCTCAGATTTCTGTGTTGTGGGATAACTTCTCAACGGCAACAGTGACTCGGGTTGCAATTGTGTACCTCCATATCTATCATAGAGTTCCTGCAGCGATAGATCCTTGACTGGTTTTTTTGATACAGCGTCTGATCTTGAACCATCATAAAGCCTGGCTTGATAAAATCCATATTTGTAATTGATTTTAAGATCCAATATTTCTGTGTTCTCTCCAGTGTAGATATACTTGTAGGCTTTTCTCACGGATTTTCCCCACAATCCGCTGGCGCTGAGCCCAGGCACTGTGAAATTCATCACATGCACCTTGTATGGTATCACCCTGTAGATTATGATTTTTTGATGTTGTTTGGTTATGTTATCAAACTGTTCTCCTGTAATGATTGTGGTTTTTATCTTGAACCACGGCACATAAGGATCTGGTGGTTCTTTGTCGTATCCTCCGTCGGAAGATGTGGAATAGTTCTCCAAATCCTTCCAATATTTTTTCACTATTTCTGTGATGTTCCTATAGCCGTCGGCCTGCTGCACTAGGTCTGTGATCAATTTGGCGATACTGACATTAGGTCTAACATTAATTTTAAAATTTCCTCCTGCTCCTGCAAGGTTCCAATTGGATGATCCTGCTGCTGATTGATTTATTCCATCCTCTACCTCTATGAAATATTGATCTTCTAACCTCCTTAATCTACGTTCTATTTCAATTTTTTGCTGAGCATTTATACCATCTGCTAGTAAAGCCAATGCTCCGGAAAGTGTAAAAGCAGTTTTACTTCCTATGCCAACTTTTGCGGCTGCGTTTGCGACTATGTCACCTACCACCGATGATTGTCCTCTGGTATATAAAAATCTATCCATCATTGCGAACTCTGTCCACGGCACAGCAATCAAAGAATATCTTGTTCCCCCTGCATCTATCTCCATTTCTGCGTTTGTTATTTTTATAGGCAGATGTCTAGTGGTTATCACATTACCGATAGGGTTGCCTAAGTTATCATAGCCTCGGAATTCCAGCGTCAGCAGATAAGGGGCATCTATGTGATCTCGGAAACCGTTGTTGAATGCTGCTGCCCTTAATTTTTCAAACAGCGTCACCCCAAATGGCTCTTGCATCTCTATGTCCAGTTTGGTGAAATTCATCATCTTTCTCTGCTCGTTGGGTCTATGCACCGCGGTCATTGTGACTTTTTCAAAGGATATGTCATGACCACGCCTAAGTATTTGGTCGGCATTTCTGGCCTGTGATTTGATTTTTTCTGCTTGCTCTTTGTTTATTGTGGTTGCAGCTTCAGCATTACCTTTGTACAGATTATTGATATCTTCGTTGAAATTCTTGAACGCTCCGTCTAAACCTATGCCGCTGCTCTTGGCTATAACGTCATGTATTTTTTTGCCCACTTGAATGGGGTCTTTCAATTCTTCTCTGCTTAGAGCGGACAGCGTCCAGATATAGTTATAGGAGGCATATCTGCCCAACACGTTTGGTTCAATTGTGTCTTTCTTGGCTGACTTGTCATTGACGGTTTTGCCCATCATGGCTCCGGATATCTGATAATCGTCCAATATGGCCTTTTCATTTATGGGAGAATACTTCACCATTTTTATACGCCTAGATCACTTTTAAGATTGCTCATCTTGGGCAACTGTATGGTCTTGCCTGGGGCAAAATCATAGATAGGATCCTCTATCACGTCTGGGTTCCTCTGGGCGAACACCCACCATAATCTCGGGGTGCCATACAAGTCATAGGCCAGTAGATCAGGTCTATATGCATAGATCCTGTCAATGGTATAGGAGATGTCATCTTGATCTGCTGTGATGGTTCTTGGATTTAAAAAATCCAGACTGATCTTGTTTTCTGAAGTGTTGAAATAGGGAGATGTGTTGCTGTACTTGGCCATTAGATGTATCCTATTCCTTCTTTATTACTTAAAGAACCATTGACAAATTCCTGCATGCTGAATTTCTTCACAGACTCTCTGGAATACACAGGTTGCAATTGCACTTGGAATTGACTGTCCGTGGGAGCCCAGGTTCTGTTCAAATCTGGGTTGGTCACTGTCCTGCTCAGGTCATCTGTAATCACCGAATTGTTGATCTGTCTGCTGTTGGATGATTGGTTTGTGGAAATATAATCCACTGAGTTCCTTAGATCCACTGTGAAACTGGTCACTACCACTGGCACGTTGTGGAATACATGATTACCATATCCATTTAATTGCAGTATCGGTGGTGGGTTACCTTTAAGAGAATTTTCTGCTCCTCCAAAAAACATCTTGGTCACTGCTCGTAAAAAATGCAAAGTGGCCACCCAATGTTGAGCGTCTTGATAATTTTGAACCGGAAAATCTCCTATCACTGTAATGGCCGATACTTCACTGTGCCCATAGGCATAGAATGGATAGTTGCTGTGCGTCAGTGCCATGGGATTGTATGATGCTGTGTGCTGTATCACTATGGACGGTGTCAATGGAAATACGATGCCATTAAATGAAGACAGTGGTCTCATTATGGTATTTGTTCCCCCAAAAAATACCTGTCTCAATTGTCCATCTGTTGGTAGAGTTAATTTTACTCTCCAGTCGGTTTGATTATTTCTGCTGTTCCATCTAGCTGATGCATTTAATTTGTCTGCTGCTTCTGCACCTCTGGGTATGCCTGCTCCAAATAGACGTCCTAGTGTGCGGTTATATATGTCCCCACCAATACCGCCTATTGTCTGTCCAAACGACGATGTTTCTCCGTTATCAAAAGGTTGCGTTGTCATAAAAAATCCAGTATACTTGTACAATATTTATAGGCATCATAATAGGCGCACTTTATAATCTCCAAGCAGCAAAGCAAACAACAAAAATAAGGAATTTTTTATGAAAAGAGTGAATTATCTGAATAACCGCGATCTGCTAGCGGAGATACACAAGAGCAAGAATACCTATTCTTCTTATGTGAGTCCAGAAGACAGTGATTATGACATGATTGTCAATGACATTAAAAAGATCAACAACGCCAACATTGCCAAAGCAAGAAAAATACAAGCAAAGAGATTGACAGCCCGAGCTTGGGAGGCTGCCAAGAAATTAGGCAACAAAAGAATTAAGATGAGTGACTACGAGGTTTCTCCTCGATCAGTTAAAAAAACCGATCTAGTATTTCGAGTGATGACATTTGATCACATCACTACAGACAGCGAGAGAAAGAAGAATCCCAAAACTCGAGCAGATCATCACACCAAGGTCAACTTTCCTCCGTTCCAACATTACAGGATCAACGACAAAGGACAACCGATCTGCGTGGGCAAGAGTCATTGGGTAGGCGGTATGAGCAACGGACATTTTAGTAATGATCACGGCAAGATAACTCCCACACTGGCTCACATGTTTTTAAAGTTGGCAGAGAGGTACAGTCAAAGGAGCAACTGGCGAGGTTATACCTATGTGGACGAGATGAGATCACAAGCACTGATGCAGTTGAGTCAAATTGGTTTGCAGTTTGATGAATCTAAATCTGAGAATCCTTTCGCTTATTATACTGCTGCCATCACAAACTCGTTCACGAGAATACTGAACATTGAGAAGAAAAATCAAAATATTCGTGATGACATATTGGAAATGAATGAGATGATGCCAAGCTATACTCGACAGGCCAAAAATGAGAGTGAAACTGTGGCAGCAAAGAAGAGACAGAAGGAGTTGCACGGTGAGGTTAAAGTCTACAGCAAGGCCGCTCTAAAAGAACTGAACAAAGAATTAAAAGCGGCAGGAAAATTATCACTTGCAGATAACGATAAAACAAAATAATATCTAACTATGGCATTTTTTAAAAAGGCTGCTTGTTTCACTGATATACATTTTGGATTGAAGGGCAACAGCCGAGTCCACAATGACGACGGAGAAGCATTCTGTTATTGGTTTATTGAACAGGCCCGAGCACACGGTTGCGAAACTTGTATATTTCTAGGAGATTGGCATCATCACAGAAGTGCCACCAATGTCAGCACCATGAACTACACAGTGAGCAACATGGAAAGACTGGGTCAAGCATTTGAACGAGTTTATGTGATCATGGGCAATCACGATCTATTCTACAGAGACAAGAGAGAAATCAACAGCATGGAATACTGTAGAAATATTCCCAATATCGAGATAGTGAATGATTGGTTATTGACCGATGACGTGGCCATAGTGCCATGGATAGTTAACGATGAATGGAGAAAGATACAGGATCTAAAACAGAGATATATTTTTGGACATTTTGAATTGCCTTATTTTAAAATGAATGCCATGGTGGACATGCCAGATGTGGGCACAATCAAAGCAGAACATTTCGTAAATCAAGAATATGTGTTCACAGGACATTTCCACAAGAGACAGATCAGAAATAACATACACTACATCGGCAATGCATTTCCGCACAACTATGCTGATGCTGGTGATGATGAGCGTGGTATGATGGTGCTGGAATATGGCGGACAGCCCAAATACATCAACTATCCCAACATGCCAAAATATAGAAATGTGAAGATATCACAGTTATTATCTGATGCTGATAGCATATTGTCGCCCAGAATGTATGTGCGTGTGGGATTGGACATTAAAATTTCTTATGAAGAAGCTAATTTTATCAGAGAAACATTCATGGAAAAGTATCAATTGAGAGAACTGCAACTGATTCCGGAACAGCTGGATCAAGCAGATCAGCCCATGGTCAAAGTGGAAAAATTTGACAGTGTGGATCAAATTGTGATCAAACAATTGGAAGCAGTGGATTCACAAACCTATGATAAAAAAGTATTAATGGCAATTTATAATAATTTAGATGTTAACCATTAGAGATCTCACAGTGAAAAACTTTATGAGCGTGGGCAATCATACCCAGGCAGTGAACTTTGCTGGCAAAAATCTAGTGCTGGTTATTGGTGAGAACATGGATTTGGGTGGTGACGATGCCGGTGCGAGAAATGGTACTGGTAAGACCACTATTATAAATGCCATCAGCTATGTGTTCTTTGGCGAAGCACTGACACAGATTAGAAGAGACAATCTAGTGAATAAAACCAACAGCAAAGACATGTTGGTCACTGTGAATTTTGAGAAGAATGGAGTAAACTACAAAATTGAAAGAGGTAGAAAACCACAGGTATTGAAATTTTTCATCAATGAAGTGGAACAAAACTCAGGAGCAGATGGCACTGAAGATAGCAACGAGGCACAAGGAGAAAATAGAGAGACCCAAGAAGAGATTAATAAGTTAATCGGCATGACTCATGCCATGTTTAAGAATATTATAGCGCTCAACACTTATACACAACCATTCTTGGCAACCAAACAAGCGGAGCAGAGAGAAATTATAGAACAATTATTGGGTATAACTCTATTGAGCGAAAAAGCAGAGCTGTTAAAAGAACAAATGCGAGTGGCTAAACTGGAATTGGCCGAAGAAAAAATGCGACTGGATGCTATTCTAGTTAGTAATAAAAAAGTAGAAGAGTCTATCAAAACATTTGAATTGAGAAGTGCTGCGTGGCAAACACAGAAGAATCAGGATATCACAAAATTTGAATCTGCCATAGAAGAATTAGAGAGAGTGGATATCCAAATAGAATTAGACTCTCACAAACGATTGGCTAAACACACTGATGATACAAAAACTCTAAGGAATTTAGAAAAAGAGAAGAGCTATCATGAAGATTCATTAACCAAGGCTATTAAACAAAAAGAACAAACTGTAAAAGATCTAGAATATGCTGAAAAAGCCACTTGTCCTACTTGTGAACAGGATTTACACGGAGAAAAACATGAGCATCTTGTGGATGAACTTAAAAAAGATCTTGCGGAACAAACCGAATACGAGCAAACATTGTCTGCAAAATTAAAAGAAATACAAAATAGCATAACAGCTATTGGAGATTTGGGCTCTGTGCCGGACACATATTATGATTCTATCGACGAAGCATACAATCACAAAGGTTCTGTAGAAGACCTAAAACGACAACTAGAACAAACTCGTGCAAAAGAGAATACGTATCAAGAACAGATTGATGAATTAAACAAAACAGCAGTGCAAAAGATAGATTATACCAAAGCAAATGAAATGGAAGACCTATACAGGCATCAAGAATTTTTATACAAATTATTAACTGCAAAAGATTCTTTTATTAGAACCAGAATCATAGAACAAAACTTGACTTATCTTAATCAACGATTGGCATTCTATCTCACACAGGTTAAATTACCTCACACAGTGGTATTCTTATCTGATTTGAATGTGAGGATTGAAGAGCTGGGCAGAGAATTAGATTTTGATAATTTGAGCAGAGGAGAAAGAAATCGATTAATATTGAGTTTGAGCTGGGCTTTCCGAGATGTGTGGGAAGGTCTTTACCAACAGATCAATCTATTATTCATAGACGAGTTAATAGATGCTGGCATGGACGTGTCTGGTGTGGAAAGTTCCATGGCTGTGTTGAAAGAAATGAGCCGAACACAATCAAAAAACATATTCTTGATATCGCACAAAGACGAGTTGGTATCACGAGTGAATTCCGTATTGAAGGTGGTAAAAGAAAATGGTTTTACCAGTTACGCCAACGATGTTGACATTGTAATTTAACCGTTGACGAACCAATTCTTTACAGCGTAAAATACGGATGTATTAATTAATACAACAAAAGGAGACAAAATGTCTAATACACACGACTCAATAATGGCTGCGATTCAAACTTATTCAGAAGAGAATCAAAAGTTCACTGAAAAAGGAATCAAGGCATCAGCAACAAGAGCTAGAAAAGCTCTAGCAGAACTTGGCAAGCTGATCAAAGCCAGAAGGAAAGAAATCCAAGAAACTAAAAACGCTGAAAAAAACGCAGCTTAATTTAGTATAACGGAATTTAAAAAGCCTGTGCATGAAAGTGTGCAGGCTTTTTTTATGACCCAAACCATCGCCTGGCCACAGGCGTTGAATGTTTCAAACACCATAGGGTCCATTCCCTATCGGTGAATTTTGCTCGCACCACAATACCATCTTTCTCAAAAGCAATATCACAGAGATTTTTTAGATATAATTCTTGCACATGGGGGAAATGTGACAACCATCCTTCAAATAATATTTGTGCTTGAAAAGCATCTTCGTATGCACCTACAATTTTTAATTCACCAATAACCCTAAGTGTTCCATATTGTTTCATGGGTCTTTACCTATAATAAGCGATCCATGCACTCGCACTCGTATGTGTCCGTTGTAGTATTGATCAGATTCCAATACCTTTCTTGCAAACTGTTCACGAGCTTCTATGTAATTTAATTCTGCTTTGCTGCGACAATAATAAAGTATTTCTCTTCTAAACTGATCTCTGCCTAAAGATTCTACATCTCGACTTAATTGATCACTGCTGCCATAGTACTCCTGCCAATCACTTGCGACAGCACCGCGAATTTTTTTGCGTACTTTTTTTCCGTTTTTCTGCGTGTGCATTCGATATCGCGTGGTCTTAAATCGGGCCAGTTTCTTGCCCACATACATTCTGCCAGACACTGTGTTGGTAATAAGATAGACAAATCCCACACAGTTGGTTGGTAAGTCCTCTACCCGATTGCCTTTGTATAACCAATCGCTTATCATTACAAATTAAAAGTTTAATGTTTGGTAGATATTTTCTATCATATTGCCTCCTTGCGATATGTTTGAAAAAAAACTTCGAAGAATTTCATAATGTTGCAACTTTCTGTGATTCCAGAACCATTGTTGGTTATACAAGGCTATTTCTGCCATTTTTAACTTAATCATCGAATCTTGTTTTATGTGTTTAAGAAATTCGAGTAGATATGGCAACCGCTCCTGCAAAGACTGATTACTATGCCAATGTGTATAAAAAAAATTATCATAAAACTTATAACCGTCCTGTATCAGTCTATCAAACATTTCTTTGTGTCCAAGAAAAACTATTGGTATACCCAAAGCAATGGGCCGAAAAGTTTTTTCTGATAGATTCCAACTGCTGCTGATGTTATTAGTTTCAACTACTATTTCACAATTTATTTTTTCATATGCTGCAAAATTTGGTAGGCCATTGCCAAAACTATTTAAAGCACTTATGTGATGGCCATCTCCATATTTCTTTATAATGTTTTGAAGAAATACATGCGATTTATCATTTAAGATATTAGAAGATTTTTCAAAATTTACAATGCTGTTGTCAAAAATATTGGTATTTTGTAAAAATTCTATAATTTGTTTACGGAAATTATCTCTTGGTACCACTTGCATCAGAAAATCTTTGTTAATTTTACGTCTGCTTTTTAACACATTTGACAGCAACAAATTAAAATGATGGGATATAGCATGTTCTTTCCCGGAAAGATGACAAATTTTTAAATTAGGATATTTGGTTGGAAAATAACCTTCTAGCAAAAAAATTAATCTACTGTCGACAAAATGTTCTTTGTCTATTTTTGCCAAAAGTTCATGGGAAAATTTAAAAGGATGCACACCATAAACTATCATTTGTTGTATGACACCATCTTTTAAAAGACCAAACATATATTCATTTTGTTCTATAAAAATATCTTCATAAACAAAAATTTTATTGGAGTTTTTTTTGGAACATACTGCGTTAATATTATCATACGATAATTTTTCCAATTGTATTCCACCAAAAAAATGTATAAAATTTTCTGCCCAGTCGGGCATTCCAACACTATAAAATTTTAGTGATTTGGTAAACTCAGGATCTTGTGGATTCATAATATACTATGTTAATTATATGCGTAAGGCAAAACAACAATCTTTTAATATCTCAAATGTAGGCACTATAGCGTCTTTGGTAAAAACAGTGAACTACTCCTCTACGTAGGGGCGGCGAATCACTTGACGCAACAGGCAAAGATGATGGAGCTCTGGGAAACAGATCCAACTCCAGGTCGGTGCGGGATTATCATACAAAGATCGCACAGGCTCGCGTTGTAATGAATGAGCTAACGGGTACAGCACAACCGCCCGGCGACAGCAGCGATGTATGGAGACTGCGAACTCACCACATGCGTTAGTTCAAGTTGATTCGGCTGGAAACAGCCGAATTGTGACTGCTCATCTACCACATACGGCGCACGATGCTACGCATCATGCTTATATCACATTAGAGACAAAGGAAACGAGCGCAAGCGAGTTTCAGATGTGCAGAGCACATCTCATAGGCTGTTTAAATATCACACATGGAACTGATATTCGATCACATTACCGGCAAACAGGAACAGCAGGATTTCCAACATTTTCGATTGCGTGCATATCTAGATGGCAATGAGGAAGATGATCCATTGGAGCAAGGATGGCTAGCCGATGATGTGCCCTACCAGGGACACGAATGCTGGTATCAGTCGCGCAGCACTAGAATAGAATTGAGGCCAGGCCTGCTAAAAAAACCGCGCAAAAAAGAGTTGCGCGGCCAACCCATCGAGATGCTGGAGATACGCCCAGTGGACAGCATGTTGAAGTTGACCGGCATGGAGAATCTCTATTACTCCTTCCTGAAAAAGAAGGGCTATCGCGACCTTTACAACCCACTACGACACATACATCAGCGAGACAGCTTCCTGGTGTACTACATCGATGATGTGAGCAACATGCTTGGCTTCACAAAAATTAAAAAGTACCGCTGGCAGGAAGATGTAAACGATGAGAATTTCGATGATGACATGCCCTACATGACCGGCATCGAGACGCACATGCACTGCAGCATCGAGGACATTGGCATGATCACCATGGAGATGGAGATAGAGTGGGCAGCAGCCAAACACTGTCGTTATCTCTACCTTGGACCGGGCTATGAGAAGAGTTCCATATACAAGAGTTCGATTCCGGGATTCCAGTGGTGGACCGGGCAGAAGTGGAGCAAGAACGTGGAGCAGTATCGACAGGCCTGCAAGAGAGACAGTGAGATTACTGAGATCGCTGACCTAGGCGCCAAGTGACCACATCCGCAATATTCTTTTTGGACCACTGATCATAATAGCCTTTCTTTTTGAGAACTTCTGAGAATCGATTCAGTGTGCTGAGACGCTGGCACAGCAACAGTATGTAGCGACCATTGTTCACAATCACTCCATGGATCTCTTCTTTTTGTCGAGGATGATCTTCTAATACCACCACATCTTTCGGCATGAACACAGAGTTTAATTGATCTACCACATCATGTGTGTATTTCAAAGTCCACCTTTTGGGATCCAGTATCAAAATCAAAGCATCTGTTTCCTCAAAATTGGTGCGTTCGATATGATGCCAACAATTGCTGTCGGGTTCTGCTGATGTCATGTGTATCATCTGTACTCGTCCCTGCAGCCTGGCTTGACGAGCATACGGACAAGGAGGAAGACCTGCAAACACAGGATGTTCTTTCTCCACAAACTCTTTCATCCATTTGGTTATGTATTCTGTGGCAATCATTGTAAAATTAGATTAATCAGTTTTGCCCAGGAACTCGTCGGGATAATCTCTATACAGAGCATGCTGTATGGTTGCTATGTCTACCAATCGATTCATGCTGACATGATGGCCTTCTAACTCACCAGTTCTTCTCCCCACCATGCTCATGGCATCATCTAGCTGTTGCATATTTCGAGTCTCCATCATGATGTGGAAATCAGGAAGATCCATGGATCGGAATCCCAGCTTCATTCTCATAACTCGGAATGATTCCAACTTTCCGGCTTTTACTAGTTCTCCAAGAAATATTTTTATTTTGTCAGCAAACTCTGCAGCGTCAACTCCTTCTTTGGGATTGCACCAGATGTGATATATGTCAGCCATGTTATAATTTTACCGTATTAATACCTTTTTGTCAATGTTAAAAGAACGGCTGACCTGTTTTTTTGGTAGTCTCTAGATTGTCTTTGACTATGTC